GCGGGAAGCGGGTCGAGCGGCGCGTAGTCGACGTGCTTCGGCATGCGCGACCAATGGTCGCAGAGCGACGCGCGTTCCTGTCCATGTGTTGCGATACCATTAGTAACAATGACTGCGGCGCACAAGACCTGCTCAACCTGCCGAGAGACCAAATCGGCGGAGGCTTTCTATCGCTCGGGCAACGCACCGGACGGTCTGGCCTACGACTGCAAGGACTGCGCGAACGCAGCAATTGCGGAGTGGCGTGAGCGCAACCCGAAGCGCTACCGGGCCAGCGTTGCGCGGCGAAATGCCAAGCCCATCAACGTCGCCGCCCGCAACGCCTACAGTCGGAGGAGATACCGCGAGCAGCGCGCAGCCGCTCTGGCTCACTACTCCGACACGACGCCCCCATCATGCGCATGCTGCCGCACCGCCTATCCCGAGTTCCTCGCGCTCGACCACATCGATGGAGGCGGGTCAGCGCACCGTCGGGAGGTCGGCGCGAACCGCATCTATTCGTGGCTTGCCAAGCACGGCTACCCAGAAGGATTCCGCGTGCTATGCCACAACTGCAACACGGGCCCTCGGGATCCACGGCTACTGCCCCCACGACCCGGATACACGAGTCCCGGTAACACCGCGCAGCGGACGCCCTAGAGCGAATCCGCGTCCAGACGGCTGAGTTCAAGAATGAACCCATCCCCATACCTGATGAACAGCGCGCGGTGTGCTGGCCAGATCTTCAGCGCGATCGCCTGGATGACGGCCGCGTTGTAGGTGCCCGCTAGATACGGGATGTTCAACGTGTCCTCGAGCACGACAGGCGTGTCGCGATCAACCGTGAACGCTCCGGCGCCCATCGCGGCCTGAATCGTGGCCAGCGCCGCCCGACCCGATCCGGAGTCGAGCTTCTGCAACGCGGCGTTAATCTTGGCTTGGCGCTGAGTCTCGGTCGCGCCCACTGGCATGACCGGCAACCCCTCCGTTGCCTCCCACGCCCCCAGCAGCCCCAGCGCATCGGTCGCCTGGCCCGGTTGCAGCTCGGCGGTCACCTGATCCACAAGTGCGTCCATGCGGTCGATCTCGTTCGCGCCGGCCTGGAACAGTCGCTCCATCAGCGGTTCGCCGTCGTAGTACGCAGGCACCGTCTCCAGCATCCGCTCTGCGGTCGCGGAGAGACTCATGACAGCGTGATCGGAGTTGTCATGGCCGCCACCTGGGTCCCCGACACCGCCACGTTCGTGCCCGACCCGTTCAGCGTCAACGTCACCACGTCTGCGACGCCGACGACATCGATGATCGCGGCCAAAGCCTTGTTGTGGATGACGTCGCCTCCGGCTGGCAGGCGATTGATGTAGCGGCCCACCGATTCCTCGATCGCTGCTCTGACGGCGATCGACCCGCTGTCGCCGTCGAACGTGTAGCCAGGGTCCAAGGTCACGTCTGACACTACGGCGACCGCGAACGACGTCGGCGTGCTCACGTGCACCGTGGCGCCGACTGGCGCTTCTCCCTCGCCCTGGGCCGGACTCGCTGACGGGTCGAGAAATGCTTGGAGCGCGTTGACCATCGACGTTGGTGCCGGGTCGTTGTTCACGTCGGTGATGACGACGGTGACGTGGCCGAGCGAGGGCGTGTTCGGCTGGGCCGTGACGAACCCGACGCCGGGCCAGTTGAGCCCCCAGTTGATGTAGTCGTCCAGGTTGCCCGCGCCGCCGGCGCCGGAGAGCTTGCGCACGAGACGCACGACCAGCGCCTCGTCGGTCTCGACGTCGGAACCCCCCGTCATCGCGTCGGCGTTCGTGACCGTCACTCCGGTGATCGGGGTGTCGAGCACGGTCACGGTGTTGGCGGGCACGTTGCCCGGCGAGCCCTGATCCACGGCGGTCACGGCGAGGTCAATGCTTGTCCCGCTGATCGTGCCGCCGACATCTACCGCGTAGGTAGCCGGGTCGGTGTCGAGCGCGGTCGTGACGGTCGCGACCTGGGTGCCCGGCGCGATTGCCGTGCCGTTCGGACCGGTGAACGTCACAACACCGGCGGCCGGCGTCGCCGCCTTGCGCTCAAGCCCGAGCGAGAGTGCCCACGCGTCCGCGAAGATGCCGCTCGTCGACGCCGGGATCGCGGCGGCGACAACCTCGTTGAACCGGTCATACACCCGGTCGACCTCCAACGTCAGGGCCCCGTTGAAGTCGTCCCAGATCGACCCCGGCACTGTGTCGGCATAGGCCGGGTCGTTGGGGTCGATACCGGCGTTGGTGTCGGCCAGCAGCCGTGCCTTGATCGACTCCGGGGTCTCGGCCGTGACGTGCAGTTGGTCGGTCAGGTCGGGCATCTAGCCTCCGATGGGCAGGCGGTTGAAGGTCAGCTCGGGGATCTCGTCGTCGTCCACGATCACGGTGAACGACAGCATCACGGCGTCGTCGTCGGGGTCGCTGGTGATGCGCATGTCGTCGACGTCGGAGATGCGCGGATGGACGCGCAATGCACGCTCGGCCGCGGCGATGTACTCAGCGACGGCCGACGGGTCGAACGGGCGCCCTTCACCGAGCAGATCCTCGGGGAGCAGATCCGATCCGAAGTCGGGGTCGACGGCAGGGTTCTCGCCGCGACGAGTGCGCAGGCACTTGTCGACCCACTGCCCGAGCGTGGCAGCGCCGCGGATCATCAGCGGGCCACCTGCCCCGCCCGGCAACAGCCGGTGGTTGACGAAATCGTATGCGGGTGCTCGCCCGAGCGGCTCGGGCGTCTGGTCGGGCACTGCGAGCGTTGCTGGATCTGCGAACGCGTCCTCTATGCGCAGCTCGTCGCGAGGATCCAATGCCTCGGTGAGTGCGGGAAGCGGGTCGAAACCCTCGTCGGTCGCCATCAGCTATGCCCTCCCAATCAGTTCGCCCTGGAAGACGGTCGAGTAGGAATGGCCGTCCAAGGTCAGGCTCCCACCGTTGTCGTGCGCGATCTTGACCTCGAAGTAGTCGGTCGACCCGTTCGCGACGGCAAGCCAGTTGCCGCGAGCTCCGAGACCAGCGCCGGTCCCGGCCTGAAACTCGGCGCTGCCGAGCCGGTACAGCCCGCCGTTCTTGTAGAGGTCGGCGCGCACGTACTTGTCGGTCGTGATGACGATCGTCGGGAACAGCACGGCCGCCAGCCGGTAGTAGCCCGCGACCAGCGGCGTGAACCGACCCTTGTTCGTTGCCGGGTCGTGCCAGCCGGATACGTCCCATTCCTCGGTGTCGAACGTCACGACTGCGCCTGTGGCGAAAGCGGTGTTCGATCCGAGATATGCGGCGAAGCTGCCGCGCGCCAATCCGTTGTCGCCGGTCCCGGTCTTCGCGACCGTGACCGTGCCGTCCGTTGGTGTCCGCGTGTCCGACAGGCGGGCGTCGTTGCCGGCAGCCGCTTGAGTCGCGCCGGTGCCCAACGTGCGCCGGCTGCCGGTGGCCGCGGCGGCGTCTGTGGCAAGGTTGAGCTTGCTCTCTGCCACGGCCGCAGTAGCGCTGATGTCGACGTCGACGATCGTGCCATCCATGATCTTCACCGACGTCACCGAGTTATCGGTCGGCGTGCGCGTATCGCTCAGCCGCGAGTCGCTCGACGCCACGATCCCGCCGTGCGCCCCGGTTGTCAGAGCGGTGTGTGCATCGAGCTCGGCCTGCGTCGCGAGATCGGCGTCGACCCACGCCGATCCGGTCCACAGCAGGCCGTGGCCCGACGTCATAGCTGGGATGCCGTGAGTCCCGGTCTTCATCGCCGCATGCGCGTCGAGTTCGGCCTGGGTGGCGACATCCTCGGGCGGCGGGATTGACGTGTCGGACTCGATCGCGACCGCAGAAAACTCGCCGTCTTCGATCTCTAGCAGCACCAGCACGTCCCCGACCGCGATACCCGAGTTGGCGCTGTAGGCGCGTAGGTATTGCGAGAGCGTCACATCGTCTTGGTTGAGCTGTAGATCGACGCCGTGCAGGTCTAGGTCGAACGCGTTCTCATCGACCCAGCGCGACACGGTGGCCGTGTAGCGGCCTGGGCCGCGTCGCTCGGCGTCTCGAGCCGCCCCGGCCCGGATCGCGCGTGCCAGCGCCTTCGCGGCACTCATGCGAGCACCTGCAGCGACACCGGCAGCCAGTCGCGCGACAGCGGCGCCAACGCCAAGAACGCGCGCTTGGTCAGCGACAAGTCCTCCATCGCAGCCTCCGGCGGGAATGACTGCTCGTCGTGGCAGTACAGCGCGACCGTTCGTTCGTTCGTGCCTACTCGGTAGGTGACCCGGACACGCTCCCCCACTAGGTCTGCGAACGGCCCGTCCGACCTCACGATGCAGAACGCGCCGACCTCCGGATCGGTCTTGGCCCCATGCCACCCACACGTCGCTGCGCGCGGTGTGCGAGTCGCAGGACCCGTCGCGCCGAGCACGCGCTGGGCCAGCACCCACGGCAGCCTCGCAAGCTCTACGTCCTGCACAAGCGGCGTCACCCACGGCTCGAACAGCGCAGCACACACCGGCAGCGTCTTGCTCTGGTTACTCGCCGCCGGCAACGGCGACGCAGCCCCGTCCGCATAGGTGTCGGTCGCCTGGCGGCTCGTCGGACCCGGCGCAACATCGGTCCAGGTCCGCGCGTTGTTCGTCACCCCACCGATGTGCAGCCCAATGCTGTACGTATCGGCCGGCAGCAGTAGCCCGCCGTTGGTGTCGAAGCGAAACTGCACCCAGCTCGCGGCCTGCCCGTCGGCGATCGCCCCCTCGGCGCTGCGTGCCACGAGCTTGTCCGCCCCGTCGTAGATCACCGCGCGCAGCAGCGCCGCACCCGCACCGGCGCCGAGGCCGTCGAGGTAGGCGGCGACGTGCGACAGATGCGCCGGTGCGGGCAGCACACCCGGGTTCACGCGCACACGGTCAGCGACAAGCTCGACCGCGGTGCCGCCAGCCTTGGAGCCACCGAGAATCATCGCCGGCGCGCTGCCTTCGCGTAGGTCGCGGGCTTGACCGTCGTCTTCTTCACGGTCGCACGCTTGCGCTTCTTGGCCGCGGCGTCGCGCTTGGCCTTCGCGCGCTCCTTGCGGATGTCCACCCACGGGTCGCTAAAACCGACCGTGACGTCCATCGTGTAGCTGCCCGGGCTCAGCGAATGCTTGGTCGACTTGATGAACGCGCGCTGGTTGATCGCCGCCGCAGCCAGGTACAGGTTGATCGCCGCGCCCTTCTCGAGGAACGGGATCCCCGGATGCGAGAACGTGACGTCCGACGTCAACTTCGCGTGGTCGGCCAGCCACCGCAGCCCATAGGTTCGGCACGCAGCGACCGAGTTGAGGTTGGCCTTGTTGACCTGCTTGACGATGTAGCCGTACCGCTTCACGCGCCGGTGATCGACGACGGTGACGATCAGCTTCTTCTTGCGGCCCTTGACCTTCCGCGTCGACGTGACCTCGACGGCGCTGGCCATGTTCGCGATCGGCTGTGTGACGGTCGCCTCGATGATCGCCCGGCCGATCATCAGCATGTACGCCGGGTCGCGCTGCTCCACGACATCGATCAGCCCGCGCGACAAATCGATGTCGAACCGCCGGCCCGAGTGCTTCTTCTCGTCCGCCCACGCGTCCACGATGACGTCGTACGGCGACGCCGACTTGCGCACCAGCTTGTCGATCTTGAACTTGGTAGTGGGCAGCACCCCGACCTTGATGCGGAACCGCCGGGCGACCGCCAACGTGATCTGGCGGGCCGTCAGATTCCGGAACTTGAACGCCGCCTTGGACTGCTGCGACGTCTTGAGCCCGGACTTGAGCTGGAGCGACATCGCGCCGCTGACGATCTGGTGGCTCGGCGTGTCTACCGACATCTCCCACAACCGCTGCCACTGCCCGAGCCCGTGCAGATCGACCTCGCAGACCACGCGGTCGCCCTCCGCAATCGTGCCGGCCTGCATCCCCGTCAGCGGCCGCCGAAAGTTCAGCGTCCCTGTCTTGATGCCACCCTCACGGTCCCACGTCGTGCCCTCCACGAACGGGTCGAGGTTCAGCGTCGTGAGCTGCCGCACCTCGCGCATCAGCGAGAACCGGAAGTGCTCACGCCCGAAGTCCCCGGCAGTCGTCGGCTGCACCGACGCGACCTGGCCGGCACGGCGCCGCGACCCCTTCGGCGGGCTGATGCTCGCGATCGGCCCGGTCACGTCGGGATGCTCCCCAGCGACCCGGTCTCGTGGCGGCCCTTGCGACCCTTGAACTCGACCAGCGGAATGATCAGCGTCGTCTTGTGGTGGCGCTTCATCCACGCCGCAAGCTGCGCCTCAGACCCCGGAGAGACACCGACGATGCCATTCGCGGCCGCGATCCGCCGCCAAGCCGACGCGCGGTGCAGGAACCGCTTCGCAAGCTCGTACAGGTCGTCGGTTCCGAGCTTGACCTTGTACAACTTCGACGTCGCCTCGTGCGGCGCGCGGCGCTGAGACCCGGCCGCCAGCTCGGCGTACTCGAGGAACGTGACGGACAGGTATTCGGTCGCGATCTCCCCCGCGTGCTGAGCAGGCTCGACGTTGTTGAGCGTCGCAACGATGTTGACCAGCGGGTCGTGCCACACCGCCGGCTGGCTGATCACGAGCCGGAACGGAGCGGCCTTGCCACGACGAGCGTCGTCGGTGCCGCTGATGTAGCGCAGCTCGCGCAGCACCAGCTCCGGGTTCGGGGCGTCGTCCCAGATCACCACGCCCGACGAGCGGTCCTGCTCAATGCGGTCCAGCAGCATCGTGTCGATCTGCAACTCCAGCAGTTGGGCGCCCATCGGCCGAGAGTGCTGCCCGCCCGCCACGGTGTCGAACGTCGACCAGTTGAACCGGTACGCCCGACGAAACTGATCAAGCGGCGGTACCTGGAAACGCAACGGCACCAGCAGCACGCCCTTCGGTGTCAGACCGACCGCTCGGCGCATCACGACCTGCAGCCCGTCACTCGACGAGAACGGCGTATTCGGGCGCCAGCGCCCGTCGGTGACCTTGCTCACGCCATCACCGCAGCCTCATCCGACTCGCTGCCGGAGGCGATCTCATCCTGGACTGCCTTCGCGAACGCTTCGACATGCTTGGCCACAGCCTTCTCAAGCGTGCTGTTGTTCGCATGCCCTTCGACCTTGATCGCGCCAGGGTGAATGTGCACGGTCATGTCACCGGCGCCACTCGTGCCGACGGGGGTGATGTTCACGCGCTCCGGACCGTTCTCCCCCGCACCGAACACCGTCGGACGGTGAACCACCGTGTCGGTGCCCTTGCCATGCCACCCACCCCAGACCGGGCCGCGACCGACTCGGCCGCCGCGCGCCTTGGCGGGTTCGACCTTCACCAACCCCAGGCCGCTGACACCAAGATCGTTCGCGGCCTGGAACCACAAGTCGATGTCACGGCTGTGCCCCGACACCGGTCCGCCGCCGAGGCCGATGTCACGCTTGTACAGCGTCTTGCTGCCCTTCGGGCCGGTGACCTTCATCCCCGCCATGTACGGCAGGCCACCAAGCGCCGTGCCCATCTTCAGCTCAGCGAACGAATCGGGCTTCTGGTAGAGGTTGTCGCCGCGATAGCCAGTCGAGCCGGTGCCGGGGTCGCCGGGACCGCCGAACGTCGACGCACCGACGGTCTTGCCGCCACCCGGTCCGCCAAGCCCTCCACCCGTGGTGGTGGTGCCGGCGCCGAGGCGCGCGTTGATCTTCTGTGTCAACCCGGCCGCGTATATCTGCCCTGCACGCCGCGACAACGCCCCGGGCACACCACTCAGCCCGGACGTTGGGGCCTTGAGTGCGGCGATCGACCGCGCCGCGGCCGGTGTGACGGCAGCCGACCCGGACAGGTTCAGCGGCGCCCCATGCGTCTTGGCGCTGATGATCGCCGACATCTTGGGGGCGCTGAACGCAAACTCCCGCAACAGCGCGGTGTGCACGTGGTTGAAGTGGTTGCCGCCGATCAGCGTGCGGTAGAGCATCTGCTTGATCGGCGACGGCCCCAGCGCCGAGCCCGACAGCACGTGCCCGACCCAGAACTTCGACCACGCATCCATCTGCGGCGTCGGGCTGCCGGCGTTGCTGTAGTCGACCGCCCCGCCCCACGAGTGGTCAGACACGCTGCCGTAGATCGTGTTCGTGTTGTGGTTCGTGCGGCCAGCCGTCGCCGTCAACCCGAACTTGTCCTTCGCCAGCGCCGTCACCGGGATGAACCCGTCACCCGACCCAAACGGCCCGCCGTACCCACCCGACGCGCCGGCGGCGACCCCGGCCAGCCCGGACCCGATGCGCGTGCCCGTCGCCATGCCGTGACAACCATCGCGGCTGGCCTGCTCGATCGGGGCGGAGTGCTTACGGTGCTCGCCGGTGACGCGCTGCGCGATCGTCGGCAACCGGAAGTTCACACCAGCGAACGCCAGCAGCCGGTTCGCCAAAGCCTTCTCACGATCGTCGTCGCGTTCGCTGTGGCGGTTGACGACGAGCTCGCCCGGCGCCGCGAGCCCGCCGTCGATCATCGGAATCTTGTCCTGGAGGCCTTGACCAGCGAGGCGGCCGCCTGTCGCGCGCGGCTTGCCGGTCCCAACGAGCCCTGAGCCCGCGCCTTTCCCGCCGGGGGCGGCCGCTTTCGGCGCGTTGCCCGGGGTGAGCGTTTGCGCGGCCGCTGCGCCGCCAGTGCCGCCGCTCTCAAGGTTCTGCACGAGCTGCCGTGCGGCCGCCGGCGAAAACCCCATTGCCGTCAGCGCCCCGACTGCCTGCTGCTGGATCGCCGTGAAGTCCTTGCTGACTTCCTCGCGCGCCTTCTCCGTGTTCGTCACCATCGCCAGCCGGATGTTGTGCCACTCCGACCGCGACCCCACGAGGATCTGCCCATTCACTACTGCGACGTGCTTGCCCAGTGCGCTGAACTTGTCTTCGATCCCGTGAACAAGGCGCTCGTACTCCTTCTTGAGCGCGGGATTGTGTTGCGCAGCCGCAGCAATCCACGACAGCGACGCTTCATCGAGCACCCTCGCCCCAGCCCCCGGCAAACGACGCTGCTCGGCCAGCACTCCGTCAACGGTCTTACGCATCGCCACGATCGGACCGGCCGGTCCGTGCGCACGGATGTCGAACGCCTGCGCGAAGTCAGTGGCCATCGCCTGCCCGTGCGCGGTCGACTTTGCGTTGAGGTCATCGACCGTCTGGCGCTGAGATTCGAGCAGCAGTCGGCGCCGGCGCGACAGCTCGTCGCGCAACAGGTTCGTCGCCCGGTGCAGGTCCTTCTGGTTCTGGTTGAACGCATCGTTGCCTGGGAGCGTCTGGATCTCGTGCTGGAGCCGACCGACGGTCCGCTGCTGACCAGCGACCGTCGTGCGCCCCGGGAAGCGCTGATCGAGTTCCTGGAGGCGTTGTAGATACGTGGACGCGAACGCGCCCCCTCCGGTGCGCTTCTCCTCCGCGCTGACCGGACGGGGCACCAGCCCCAGCGTGACGGCGCTGAGACCGCCTTGGGCCTTCGCCAGCGGCCCGCCTTGGGTCCCCAGCGCCCCGAGGATGCCGCTACCCAACGCCAACGGCCAGAAGAACTTGCCCGCGGCCCCCAAGCCGCGTGACGCCATCGACGCCTCGCTACCGAGCCCCAGCAGTCCGCCACCCGCCGCAGCCGCCGACGCCGCGCGTCCGTACCCGAACCCGCGCGCCAGCCCGTAGGTGCCGCGCAGGTAGCCTGGCGCTCCGCCGATCGCGCCGCGCATCATCGCGAGTCGGCTCGCGGCCGCACCACCGCCGGCGCCCAGCAGCGCACTCTCGCCCGCGGTCATCCCGCCACGCGCCGCACCCGCACCGCCACGGCCACCCGGCAAGATCAGCGGCATCATCCCGCCACCGCCGGCGCCCCCGCCACCACCTCCACCGCCGAGAATGCCGAGACGCTTGAGCACGAACGCGGTCGACGCGAACGCCGCGAGCTGCGGACCCAGCGGCCCGAGCGCATCGATCAGCGAGTTGATCGCCTTCGCCGTCGTGCCCACCGCGACCGCAACCAAGGTGAGCGGACCGGCGTGCCCGGCCAACGTGCCGAGCAACTGCGCGCCGCTCGCGAGCGCGTCGATCGCCGCCGGCCCAAAGCTCGACAACAACGACTGCATGCCATGCCCGAGCGCCGGGACGGCCTTGCGCAGACTCTCGAGCATCTGCGCGCCCTCCGGCCCCGACGACAGATGGCCGATCGCCTTCGCCAAGTCACCGAACAGCCCGACCGTCGCATCCAACGTCGGGCGCACGTCATCGAACCACCGGCGCATCCGGTTCTGGCCGACGAAGCTGTTTGACCACTGATCCCACCGCCGCGCACCCTTGTCGATCGACCCCCACAAGCTGTCGCTCTGGCCCGTCGCCGCCTTGAGCAGCCCGTGGATCGCGCCCCACGTGTGCTTGCCGACATCGAACAGCGTCGTCAGCGTGTGACGCACCCGCACGAAGTAGCGGTCGAGCTTGCCGGTCTCCATCCCGACCTTGGCCTGGCGCTCCGCGGTCTTGCCCCATCCCTCGACCGTGTTGCCCAGCCAGTCCGTCAACGGGCCGGCCGCGACCATGATGTGCTCGGCCGCCCTGGCGAAGTAGAACGCCGACCGCGCTGCGGCACCGAGGGCTCGGCCGCCCTGGTCAGAGAGTTGGATGAGCTCGCGCATGAACCCCGGCGAGCTGATCTGCTGGCCACCGAACCGCGCCAACCCGCCAAGGTCACCAGCGGTCTGACGAACGATCTGGCGGATCTGCGGCGCCTGGCTGCGCAGGTCACCCAGCAGCGCCCCCAGCCCCGGGAAGAGCCCCTGCTGCGCCACCCGTCGCGTCCGCTGGATCTCGGGACGCATCTCGCGCATGATCTGTACGAACGCCCGGCCCTCCGGCGTCAGCGCCGCAAGCGCCTTCTTGTTCCCCGCGAGAGCTTTGTCGAGACCCTTCGTCGCAAGTTTGAACGTCCCCACCGCAAGACCGGCGCCGACCAGCATCGTTCCCATCGACGCAGCAGCACCACCGACGTTGAGCAGGTTCGGGATCAGCGCAACCGCACCACCCGCCAGCCCCCCCAACGCCTGTGTCAACCCGCCGACGCCGGCAATGATCCCGGGCCACTTCAACATCATCAGCACCTTCGACAGACCGCCCCACTCGATCTTCGCGCGGCGCGTCTCCCGCGTCAGCGACGTCGTGCGCCGCTCGAGCCGATGCATGTCACGCTCGGTCGACGACATCGCTGTCCCGGCCCTGGAAGTCTCCTGGCGCACCTGGCGGGTCTCGCCGGCCAGCGTCTCCAACTTCCGCGCCGAACGCGGCCCCGACACCTGATCCATCGCAGCGGCCGCACCCTCGGCGTCGCGCTGCATGCCGCGCAGCTCGCGGCGGATCTTGCGGATCGGGCCCGACGCTCGATCTAGGAGGACGAACGCGCTGTCAACGGTCGCGGCGGGCACGCTCTATCGGTCCTTCCTTGTGCGACCTTTGTTCACTTTCATCTTCCCGTCGAGTATCGCTGCGACCTTCGCGCAGGCGTACATCCATGCGCGGTACCTGCTCGGGTACAGAGGCCTCACCGCCGGGTCGTCCGGGGCGGTGAGCGGCCGGTAGTTCTCGTCCAGGACGTTGTAGAGCTGCCAAGGATCCTCACCGCCGTACCGCCACGCGCACCAGACAAGCCACGCTTCACCGCCGGCGAGGATCAGGCCTTTCCCGCGTCGACCTCCTCGTCCAACACCCGCACCGACTCGTTGTCGTCCTGCAGCTTCGACAGCCGCAACACCTCACCGCTGAGTTCCAGCAGCACCCCGGACTCCGTGCTGAACATCCGCCGCAGCAGCGCCGCCGCATCCGACGGCGCGTTGTCCGGATCGGCCTGCTGAAGCTCGACCAGGCTCGGCCCGAGCTTCGGCTCTACGAGCGCTCTCGCGACGTTCCAGCTCGCCGCAACGAACGGGTCGAACACCCCGCTCTTCTTGTTCGTGGCGCGCTCGCGAGCGTCCTGCCAGTCCTCCCAGCGGATCTTCTTGATGTGCCACACGTCCTTGCGTGCCTTGTCGCCACGGCCGACGGTGAACTCGACCGGGACAGCCTCGTCGGCGTTGGGCAGCTCACCGTTCGCGAGGTAGTAGGCGAGCAGGTCGTGGTGCTCGCCGGCCGACAGCGAGTCGCCGCGCGCGGCGGCCGCGATTACCTCGTCGCCGGAACGCGGCGCTGGTGGCGCACCCGAGTCGCGCTGCCCGAGCGGGAGGCCGGTCGGTCCATCGGTGCCGGGGATGGCGGGGTCTTCTGTGGTGGCAGGCATGCTGCTCCTTCCGTCTGTTGATCGGTTGGCGCGCCACCATCCATCGCCACCGACGCCCCAGCGGGGTCGTCGACAGAGAGCGGGTCGGTGGTCGCAAGTCTCGGCACGAGGCCGAAGAACGTGTCTGTCAGGTGCGAGCCAAAGCGCCGCAACACAGCGGCCTCGTCGGACTCGTCGATGCGATGGCGCTGCTCGAGCTCGGACAGCAGCACGAGGATCTGGCTGCGGCCCCACGACTCGCGGGCCGCCAGCTCGCCACGCAGATCAAGCAGCAGCGCTTCGTGATCCACGAGGCGCGACACGACTACAGCGAGTCGGTGTACCGGATCGCCGGGAGACCGGTCGTCGGATCGGTCTGGTTGCCGATCCGCTCGAACGCCTTGATCTTCGTCACGCGCTCGTAGCGGAACGCGTGCTCGCGCGACGTGATCTCGTCCCCGAAGTTGAAGCCGCCCTCGTAGCGCGACAGACGCACGCCGTCGAGCTGGTTCCCGATCGCGCCCAACGCCTCGGGGTCGTCCTCCCACACCTGGAGCGTGAACGTGCGGCTGATGCGCTGCCCCGCGTCCCTGGCAGCACGACGCGCCGCAAGGTTCTGGTTCAGCGCCTCGTAGACGATGTTCTCGAAGAACTGGTCGATCTTCTGCAGCGTCATCGTCCCGGACCCGGGCTGCTCGCCACCGTCCTTGGAGCCGGTGCGGTTGCCCGACAGCGGCACGTCGGTGATCCCGATTTCCTTCGTGAACGTGATCGCGGTCGCCTCCATGATCTTCAACGGAGGCCGGCGGCCGGTCGGATCGAGGTAGAACCCCTCGCCAAATCGACCTGAGATGCGATATGCGCCCTCGTTGGTATCCATGGTCGATCGTCTCCTCTAGCCCATGCGCGCAGTGTGAAACATTTGCCTCAGCGACCGCGTCGGATGGAAGCCGTGGCGGTACTGAATGAAGTCCTGGTCGTCGTCGGGCGGCGGGTCCTGGTCGAGCACAACGGTCCAGCCGTGCTGCACGATCTCGGCGTCCTCACGCTGCTGGTAGAGGCCCTTGACGAACCCGAGCGCCAGCGCGCGGATGCGGTCGTTGACCGGCAGCGCGCCGGCGACCTCACCGGTCGTGAACCAGTCGTCAGCGGCAAGCTCGATCGCGTGCTGGATCCGCAGGTTCTTGATCCGCTTGTAATGCGCGACGTCGTGCGTCTTGACCCCGCCGACGACGGGCGACTGCGAATCGTTCGCGTACGTCGTGACGCCCTCCTTGATGAACACCGGGGCGTCGGCGTTGGTGTCCTTGCAGAACACCGTCGTGCCGGCGGCCAGTGCCGTCGCCTGCTCGGCCAGCGTCGGCATCGCGACCCCGGCGGCTTGCGAGACGTCCGCGAAGCGCGCGTAGATCAGGTCGCGGCTCTCACCACGGTTGGCGATCGAGCCAGCCGCCCGGGCGGTGAATTCGGCGGTCGAAGCATCGACCGCGAGGTCGTCGAGATGGAGCGTGCCCTGCCCGAGGTTGACGACGTCCCAGTCGTTGATCGCGACCGACCTGGCGTTGGCCGTCGCGTTGTCCTCGGCGGCGGCTCCGCCGATGACGGCGAGTGCGCGTGCGCCGATGTTGTTACGGGCGACGATCCACGCGACGAACGCGGCGCGAATGGTCGGATCGGTCAGGCCGTAGGCGGCAATGACTCCCCAGCGCTGCGCGTCGAACGCGTCTTGGGCCTGGACCCACTCGGCGCCGGTCAGGACCGCACCGTCGTTGCCGCCGGCGACCGCAGAGGCCGACACGAGCGCCAGCGCGACGCCGGTGATGTTCGCGACGGCGGTGAACCACTTCGACCCCGCGTTGATCGCCGCCGCGGCCGCGGTGATGTCGGTGTTCGCGAACGTGTACGTCTCGTCCACGCGCGTGCCGTCGAGAATGATCAGATCGGTCTTACCCGCAATCGCGCTGGCCTGCGTCGTGATCCGCAGCGCGTTCGCCCGCGTGCCGTGGTACTTCGCCGTCAGCGTCAACGCGACCGCCGGGGTCGTGTTGTTCAGCGCCTTGACGGCCGCGGCCGACGTGCCCGACACGCCCTGGCGGAACACCAAGACGCCGCCGGCACCGCCGTGACCGGGGCGACCTTCGCCCTTGAACGCTCCGTACACCGCGCGATGCAGCGGCGTGTCGGTGTCCCCGAAGACCTGGCGGTACGCCTCGAAGTTGGGGTAGAGGATCGCGGTGCGGATCGGACCCCAGTCCGACGTCGCCGGGATCGCAACAACCGATCCGAACGACGGGGGAACGGTCGCGACCTGCTCGCCCTCCCAGTCGAAGTAGCTGCCCGCGAGCGGAGGACGCGACGCCTTCGTGAAGATGCCCGACATCTAGGTCTCCTCGGTCTGGACGGGACGGGCCAGGAACGCGTCGACGAGGCTGTGCAGCTCGGAGCGGGTGAACTCCTGCGCGTCGCTCTCGTGAATCGCGCCGGCGAGCACGTAGCCCTGGACGGACGGAAGGATCTGGCCGCCCTCGGGGCCGAGCACACGCTCGCGAGAGAACCGCGGCTCGCCATCGTCATGACCGGTCGGCCGCGCGAAGTTCAAGAGGGTGGCCCGGGCCTTGCCGTCCTTCTCGAGCTTCTGGGCTGCGACGACGTCATCGTCGGAGCTGCGAGCGAAAACGGCGACGACCTGCTCGACCGTGAACGACTCCGGGTCTGCGAGAACTTCCTCGTCCCGGGGCTCGGTGGCGTCACGTGGTGCCAAGGTCAGCCTCCGATACTTCCGGTCGCGTAGAGCCGCTGGAGCAACATCTGATCGAACGGTAGGGGAAGGGTTCTAGCGAAAGCACATCGCAGGTCGACAGCGACCTGCATCAGCACTGGCTCGTCCGGATCGCGGATCGTGTGCTGGCCGAAGCTCAGGACGCGCATGAAGTCCGACGGCGACCGCCACGGCGCCGGCGCGCCCTGCAGCATCAGCGTCACCGTCGGTGGCTTGGGGGACACCAGCGACGCGGCGTCCAGCGTGAGTAGCGGCACGTTCTTGCCGGCCAGCTCCCCAATGAAGAAGATGTCGAACACGCCGTTGCCGCGCTTGACCACGAGGGTGTTCCCGGGCTCGATGACGTTGAGCGCCGTCTGCACCGCGGCGATGTCGGCGTCAAACGCGATCGTCGGCGTCCATGGCGTGGTGAGCTTGAGTCGCCACGTGCCCGACGTCGCGCCACGAACCCTGACGCGCTGAACCTCATTGCGTGGGTCGTACGCGTAGAGCGGAATGCGGTCCGTCGTCGGGTTGTGCAGGTCCGGTCCCCACTTCACGGCCTGGAACACGGTCTCGCGCAGCTCGAGCGCCGCGTCGTCGGCCGCCCGGCGCGAGTCGTCCACCGGCCGCGGCAGGTACAGGTTCAGCGTGTAGGCGACCGTGACCTCTTGGATGTTCTTGCTGCCGGTGATCACCGAGCTGCCAGCCTGCTCGACCAATGCGTAGGGGCGCGCAGGTTCGCTGCCGGCCTCGAGCAGCAGCCGCACGTCCCATGGCTCGGGCAGGAAGCTCGCCGCGAACCGTTGCAGCGAGCGGATGGCATCGATCTCGCGGCGCGTCACGCCGGCCTCCTCATGAGCCTGCGGCCAAGCATCGCCAGCAGTAGGAGTTGTGCTCCCTTCCGCGAGTTGCACACTGTGCACGCCGCGGTCACGTTCTCCCAGTTGTCGCCGCCCCCCGTGACGACCGGGACAATGTGGTCGAGTGCGCCTGCTGTGCCACCACAGTATGAGCACGGGTCGTAACGAAGATGCGCTGCGTAGTCCTGACACTCGGGATCTCTCCCGATAGTGCGGAAGTCGCGGCGACGTCTTTCCTTGGCTCTCGCCTTCGCACGATTGCGCCGGTACCGAGCGCGCTCCTGTGCGCGCAACTTCTCGCGGTTCTTGGCCTTCCACGTCTGTCGGCGCGCACGAGTCTGTTCGGCGGTCTGCCTCGATCGAAGGAAGGGCGCCCGCGCCGCCTTCTCGCGGTTGTTGCGACGGCGCACCGCCCTCCGATTGACTTCGGGATGAGTCCTTGCGTATCGCTGCTCGCGTCGACGTACAACCTCCAAGTTGGCGTGGCGATTCGCTTGCGAGCGCGCGCGGACGCATGCCTTGCATCGCGACTTCTGTCCGGCGTAGAACTCAGCCGGGTCGTCTTGGCCGCAGGCACACAACGGTGTCAGGCCACGTCGAAGCTGATGACTCATCGCGAGACCAAGTCCCGGCCGAACCGCATCATGATCGGCGCCGCGATTTCCCCGAGTTCAGCTTCGGTCAGAAGGGCGCCAATCGCAAAGCTGTGTTGCCCTTGCGTTCCTGGATGATGGACCGCGCGCGCGAAGATCGGATCACCCGTCTTGGGATTGGGGAACCGCAGCCGCGCGCCGGGCCCGCGTTCTTGCCGCGGACGAATCCAGTGCGGCTTAGTGGTCCACTCGATGAACGGAAACACTGGGTCGTCGCTGAATGCCCGAATCTCGTAGCGGTCGCGGCCGCGCAGCTCCACACCGGTGCGCTGCACAGACGCCCGTGCCGTGCCGCGTGGCCGGCCGGGCTTGTCGCGAAACGGGGACGTGTCAACCGGCGTATTGCGGCGCGTGTTCTCCACCAGCCTGTCCGCGAACGCATCCGCAATGCGCCTGCACGCGCGCGGAGCCGCGTGCTCATCGACCATGTCCTCGAGCGGCATCGACGTGACGAACGGCATCAGCGACCCGCCTCGGGCCCGGCCAGCAGCATCCGCTTTTCGCCCCGGATCTCGATGACGAGCACGTTCGCCCAGCCGACCAGCCGACCGTCGTCGGAGTAGTCAACGTTGAAGCCGATGTGCCGCCCGCCGCAATGCGCGCACTCCCACACCGGGACCGTGTGGATCGCCTTGAGCTTCACGGCGAGTCCTTCGTCTTGACGGCGAATGCGAAGTACCCGATCAGGCGCCTCCCATTTGTGAGGACCTCGGGCGCAGTGCTCAGCTCGATCGTCGGCGATCCCAACACCGGGCACTCCGTCTGCACCACCGCACCGGTCGTGATGACGACCGCGTCGCCGTTCTCGTCCTTCGGTGCCACCAGCAGCTCGTAGCCGCGAGGGACCTTCGCGTCCGTCGAGTTCTCCCGCCGCCGCACCTTCGACGCCGGCCCGCCGCGCTCCATCAACCGGGCCGCGAACCACGGGCCGTCATCCGGGATCGACTCGTAATCGCCCTGGTCCGTCCGGGAGCCGCGCTCGCGCACCACCAGGCGCGCCCTATGGATCAGAGCGGCACGCACCTACGGCCACCAGGTCTCGATGCCCGACCCCCACACCATCGGACCGGCCGGCGACGACGGCGCGCCGAACCCCCAGTCAGGCTCCACGAACGTGCCGGCCGGACGCCGCGGCCCGCCGAGCCGGAAGATCCACTCGTCCTTCATGTCATCGGTCATCAGCGCCCACAGCAACGTCCACAACGCCGGCGGGAACGGAGGCGCCTTCCCGAGCCCCAGCTCAGACGGTGAGAACCGCGTTTCCGAATACGACCCGGCGGTAAACGACTTCAACCACGGCGACTCCATCACCGACAGCGCCGCCTCCCCGCCACCCAACGCCTCGAGCAGCACGAACGCCGTCAACACCCGCTGCGCGATCGCCACATGCTCCACCGTCGTGATCGACGCCAGCGTGCGACCAGTGACCGCGAACAGCGTGCCGACCGCCCACCCCACCCGCGCATCGAGCGGATCAGGGTCGCTGCCCGACGGCGCCGGGAACCCGAAGTCAGCCCACACGAACAGCGGCGGGGCGAACCCTCGGATCTCTGCGCTGGTGGGCTGGTTCATGTCCTGGCTCCTGCACGCGGAAGACCCGCGCTATGGCGGGCCTCCCGAGGCGGGCGCGACCCGCGCGCATGCGTGTGGGGGGCGACCCCGTCTAGTAGCTCAGGAAGCGGAAGGAGGATCGCCTTGGCCATCGCCCTGGCCGCCGTCGGCCGCGTCGGGTGCTGGCGCCTCCCACTGCATGACCGTCTTGCGCTGGTCCTCACCGCGCGTCGCGACCTCGAGCGCCTTGACGACCTCGGCACGATCGGGATGCGCGTTGAGGTACTCCACGACCTGCGGGGCCGTCAGCTCCTCATACGAAGCGATCGGATCGACCGGACCCGCCGGCGTCACGACACCCTCCGCCAGCGCGGCCGCGCGCGCCTTGGCCTGAGCCTCCGCATGCGCCACCGCCTCCGGGGTCGCACCGATGAGGTCGCGCTGGGACACATGGCCCTTGGACGAGTTCTTGCCGAGATCGGAGAACGGGAAGAACCCCTTCACGGTGTCGCCCGCAGCGTCGTAGTACGCATACGTCACGACCGCGTCATCGTCGCGACGAGCACCGCCGCGCACGATCGCGTCCGCAACCTCGTCGACACCAGCGATCGTCGCAACCGACTTGAGCGCCGCGTCGTCGAGCTGCTTGGACAGTTCGACGTTCTCGGTCTTCTGCAACGCAGCGTCGAGCTCGACCGGGTAGTGGGCCGCCAGCGTGTTGACGAGCTTCTCGCCATTCGCGCCGACGCCTGCCGAGCCGATCAGGTCGGCTGCGCGGAACGGTGCTTCGGTATCGGGTGCCATGCGTGGTCTCCGATCAGGCCGGCGTAAGCCTGTAGGTGGACAAGGGCTCGATGGCCGACACGCCGACGTCGTGGCGCGTCTTGTAGTCGATGCTGTCGCCCTCGTAGCTGTACGGATCGTGGCCGCTGCCGTTGGAGTTGGACAGATGCATCACCGTCGCGTCCGCCATCCCGATCATCGGCTGCTGCTGCCCATCGAGGAACGCAGCGACGAACGCCGGATTGCGGTCGGTGTCGGCGAAGAAGTAGACGTCGTTCGCGTCCGGGAAGTACGGATCGATCACGATGCCGTCGGGCGGGATGATCCCCGCGTCCGCGAGCGGGTTCAGGTTCCCGCGGACCATCGCGCTGTTCGCCGGGTCGTTGACCACGAGCCCGGTGAGTTGCGAGTTGATGATCTGCCGCAGTCGCAGAGACCAGCGGTCGTTCTGCACGACCGCGCTCTTGAGCTGAATGCGGATCGGACGGTTGTCGGGATCCTTGCGCGTGCGCAGCCACACCGCCGCGTCCGTCAGCGAGTCCTCGGACAACTGCACCGCGACCGAGTTCCCACGGCCGGTCGAGTACATCGCCGCGCCGTCCGGTGCGTTGGGGTTCGCGACGATCAGCGCGACGACCATCCGGGTCACGAAGTCGGCCATTGCCTCACCGAGGTCGGTGGGGTTGCGCTGGACGATCTTCTCGACGCCGTTGGAACGCAGCAGCTTGCGGGTCATCGCGTACACGCCGCCGTAGGTGTCCACGACGATCGCGGCCTCCGGCCGGAACGTGCGCCGCATGCCCGGGTACTCGCCGTTGTCTCCGACGTACCCGATGCCCGTCAGCGCGTTGATGCCCTTGATGCGGACCTCGTCGAACGAGTTGACCGACTCGATGCCAACGAAGCGCTTCCACTGGCCCGCGACGTTCTCGTACGCGGTGTAGAAGTTCGCGCTGATCGGCTCCCACAGGAACGTGGCGAAGTCCGCCTTCGTGTCCGGGGACGCTTCCAGCAACGCCATGTTGCCGCCCTGGAACGCCTCGAGCAGCGCGCCATCGAACTCCTTGCCGGTCTTGGGGTTGATGCCCGCCTCCACCAGCCGCTGCCGCTCGTCACGCCAGTCGTAGTAGAGATCGAACGTCTCGATGTGACCGCCCCAACGGCCGAAGTTGATGCGCATGATCGTGGTCCCCCTCTAGGCCTTCAGCTCGAGGTCCACACGGACCATGTTGGACGGTGTGCCCTGCTCACCCGGCAGATTGGTGATCTTGCCGAGCACGACCTTGCCCGCGCCCGCCGCGTTGCTGATGACGTTCGTGGCGGTCGCGATGTAGACCAGGTCGCCCTTCACGGCGCCGGGAAGGTTCGTGTTCAGGACCTCCATCACACCGCGCGGACGCATCGTGTAGCTCTCGCCGGCCTTGATCAGGTCGCGGTCGGCTCGCAGCCCGTCGGCCGGGGGCGTGAGCGTCTTGATCGCACGCCCCACAAAGCCGTCATCGGCGGCGGGCGCACCATGGCGCACGTCCACACCAGCGGTGACGAAAAGGGCATCTCCTTCGCGCTCGTAAGCCACGTCTGTCTCCTCAGGCCGCAGGTGCGGGATCGGGTTCCGGCGTCGCCCCGAACTGCTCGGGGTCCAGGCCCTTCTCGCGCAGACGGCTCGCCCACGCAGAGTCCTTGCCGCCGAACTGAGCGC